TTCGCACAAAGGGCGAGCAAACAACCTGACTGATAAACTGAATCCATGAACCTCATGGACTTGGCCGCCGCGCTGAAGATGGATGTCTCCGACTTCGTCCGCGGCAAGGACCTGGCCAAGGGCGGCATGCTCGAACTTCAGTCGGCGGCTGCTCAAACTGCATCGTCGGTGAGTGCGGCCGGAACATCCATGGGTGGAATTACGACGGCGGCATCGGCCGCAGCTTTATCGGTCGGAGACCTAAACAACGAAGTCACGTCGGCCACCAGCAGTATCACCAACTTTGCCAGCAGCGCAGCGTCAGCCGGCGCGGCATTGACGGCAGGACTCACCCTTCCGATCGTCGGCCTGATTGCCGAAGCGCTCCGCATGGCCGGTGCCTTCGAGCAAGCGCAAATCGGGTTCTCGACCATGATGGGAAGCGGAACTCAGGCTCAGCAGTTTCTCACCGAACTGAAGAACTTCGCCGCTACGACGCCGTTCGAGTTTCCAGACCTGCAGCGTGCATCACAAAAACTAATGGCCATGGGTTTCGCCGCGCAAGCCGTGATTCCGATCATGACAGCGATCGGTGATGCGGTGGCGGCGGTCGGCGGCGGCGCCGAACTGGTCAACCGCGTAACTCTTGCGCTCGGCCAAATGAACGCAAAGGGCAAGGTGTCGGCGCAGGAAATGAACCAACTCGCAGAAGCCGGCATTCCTGCGTGGAACATGCTGGCGCACGCAATCGGCGTGAGTATTCCCGAAGCCATGAAGCAGGCGGAGCGCGGCGCGATTTCTTCGGCCGTTGCCATCCCTGCCATCCTCGAAGGAATCGAGGCGCGATTTGCCGGCATGATGCAGGCGCAGAACCTCACGCTCGCAGGACAGTGGAGCAACTTCAAGGATCAGATTTCCTTTATCCTGGCCGATATCGGCGCGGCGCTGATTCCGTTCGCGCAAACCATACTGCAAGCGGCGCAACCGATACTGGGACTGTTGCGCGATATGGTCGAAGGATTCCGGGCATTGCCTGAGCCGATACAGGCGGGCGTGTTAACTATGGCCGCGCTGGCTGCTGCGATCGGGCCGGCGCTCTTGGCATTCGCTGGATTGTCGGCGGCGGTGACAGCAGTCGGAACTCTGCTCGGCGTCACCGGCCTTGGCGCCATCATCACCACGCTGGCGGTACCCATCGCCGCTGTTACGGCCGGCGTCGTTGCGCTGGTGGCCGCGTGGGAACTGTGGCACCTCGACAGCGTGCAATCCGCGGTGTCCTCGTTTCAGGGAGTGCTGTCCGAGTTCTGGACTTCCACGCTTCGGCCGCTGGTCGAGACCGTGGCCGCTGCCGGTTTAGCGTTCGTCAACTTCGCCGGCTCGGTGATCTCTTCGGGGCTGGAATCGGCATGGTCTGCCATCCAGTCGGCGGGATCGGCCATGTGGGCTGTGCTAGTCCAGATCGGCGAATCGCTGGCGCCTGTTGGAACGGCATTCGGCGAAGTGATCACCGCGGCGCAACCGCTCATTGATATCGTCGGGGAGATCCTGGGAGCGCTTGGGCAGTTGGTGACGGTGATCGTGGCCGGCGGACTCATCGCTTCATGGGAAGGATTCAAAGAAGCGATCGGGCTAACTTGGTCCGCGCTTGAACCGCTCGGCTCATTTCTGGTGGATGTCCTTGTGGGCGCGCTTCGGCTGACGGCTGAAGCCGTGCGCGCCACCGCCGTGTTTTTTGCCGAGAATCTGAAGGCAGCGATCGAGATAGCGAACACGGCGATCCGAGAATTTCTCGGATTTGTCCAGCAGATTCCTGGCGTGAAGTCTGCTATCGAAGCTGTCGGCGGCGCATTCACGACAATGAAAACGGCCATTGTCGGCGCGGTCGATTCATCGCGTGGATCGGTTCAGGCGTTCGCCACGACGTCTACATCTTCGATGCACGCGGCGCGCACGGCGTTCCTGTCGGCACAACAGGCATACGATCAGACGGCGGCCGCCTTCCGGAACGGGAAAGCGAGTTCAGAGCAGCTCAAGACGGCCACCGACAACCTGGCAACGGCGCACTCTCGCTTCAGTAGCGAACTGAGCGCGGCGCAACCGAAGATCACGTCTACTCAACAGGCAGTCCGCAGCGCGCAGCAGGAGTTCGACGCGGCGAAGCGAAATGTTGACGCAGTGACGGTGGCGTTCAATAACAACAAGGCATCGGCTGGTGAACTGGTCGCGGCGCAGCAGCGCATGAAGGACGCGCAGATCACGCTCAACTCGGCCACGGCCGAGCAGAAGCGAGTGGCCGCGGAGACCGGCGTAGAGATGAACAACTACAGCGGCTCCGTGAAAAGTGTTCGCGATTCGCTCGCTGATCATAACGTGCATGCGCAAACAGCCAAGGAGAAAAACGAGGCGCTCAAGGCGGCAGTTGATCAGGCGCGTCTTGGCTTCATTGCCGCGTTTGAAGCGTACCGCAATGGCACCGGTTCGATTGACGCCGTGCGCGCGGCCTTCGAAAATATGAAGGCGCAGCAAGACAACATGCATCCGGAGCGCGCTGCAGAAGCGTTTTTGAAGGCTCGGGATGACGAGAAGAACAAAGCCGAAGCCAACATGCGCTGGTTCGAGGAAACCTATATTCCAAAGTGGAATCAGGTTGCCGAACAGTATGAGCAGCAGTCTATTCGCATGTCAACGGCATTCGGGCGCGAGCACGACAAGATCGTCGCCGCGGCGCAGCGCCAAATCGTCATTGACGTAAAGATCACCGACCGACTGCCGGGCGACGTCAACGATGCCATCCAGGCCGCGAAGCAGATCGACGACGCATTCAAAACATTGGGCATCCATTCTGCCGAATACTTGGCAGAGAAGGCGCGCAAAGCTCAGGAAGCGTACGCGACCATCAAGGTGTCAGGTACCTCAACTGCGCACGATATCGAGGCTGCGGAGTTGGCCGCACTCCGCGCGACAATTGAGGCGCAGCGCGCCTACGGGCAGGACGTGACGAAAGAGCAACGCGACCGACTGAAGACGCTCGAAGATGATCTCAGCACCAGCACGGCGAAGCAAAAAACAATATGGACAGGACTCGGTAACGACCTCAAGCGAATCGGTGAAGGCATCAACAAAGACATGGCCGGCGCGATGGTCGATTTGTTTGAGGGTAAAGGATGGAAGGGCTTCAAAGACGCCGCAATTGGAGCGCTCGAGTCAGCGGGCCAGGCATTGGCGAAATTTGCGCTTGAGCAAGTGGAAGGCTTATTGATCAAGGCACTGAAGTCGATTGTGACCGACCATCTGCCGGGACTGCTGTCGGCATTTCAAAGTCTGGGAACATCGCTGCTGAATATTTTCAAAGACATTGGGTCGGCCATTACCAGTGCGGTCACTGGCGGAACTACTGCCGTATCCAACGCCGTCGGCGGAGGATCTTCGGCGGCCGGATCCGTCGGAGGCGCAACCGGCGGGGCGGGATCCGCGGCGGGTGCTGTAAGCGGCGGCATTACTGGAATAGTCGGAGCCGTCGCCAGCGTCGCCACCGCAATCAGTTCCGTCATCGGCAACTTCCAGATGGCCAAGATGGAGACTACGCTTAACGCGATCGAGGAATCAACACGCTACGTCAAGATCGACTTTCACGGCCGCTTCATGGACATGGTCAACCAGTACTACCCGAAACTGGACCTCGACAACTTTCATTACGGAGTGCTGATACCGGCACTCAACGAGATCTCAAACGAGACCCGCGACAAGGGACAGTTGTTTCACGGCGAACTGATCCTGGTCAAAGACGTCATTGTGCAAACGAAAGACCTGGTTGTTGACCTCATCAATAAGGCCATCGAAACCAACAACACGCTGACCGGTATCTACACCGCTATGACGACGGTGGCCGCATCGTCGGCAACCACGGCAACCAACTCGGCCGAGTTCGACACCTCACAGGTTGAGACGAACATTTCCAACATGCAGGCGGCACTGTCCGGCGCGCTTACCGGTGTGGTGAATGCCATATCAGGATTGAGCGGATCGTTCAATAGTTCGCTGACTGGAGTCACTAACGCCATTTCGGGGCTCAGTGGATCATTCGGCAACTCGCTGATGAGCGTCACAAATGCCATCGTGTCCGCCGATCCGCGGAACTCGGTCAATACCGGCTTCACCAACTTGCAGAATGCGCTGGCGTATCTCCAGCAGATTCCGTCGTCGATCAGCACGATGAGCTCGCAGCCGCGGCAGAACAATACGTATCAGTACATCACCATCAACGGCTTCGCGGTCAATCAGAGCCTGGCCGCCGTCCTTCGCTCGTATGGAGTTCCGATCTAAATGCGCATCGGGTCAATCGTTATCAATGGCGTCGAGCGCGTGGCCCACACGCTGCTGCGAGAGTTTGAACTGCAACTCGAATCCGGCGATCGTATGGGCACGGCGCGCATGGTCGTGCTTTACAATCCGGACAACTCCGCATTCACGATCAACCCGGGCGACGAGGTCGAGATATGGAAGGCCGAGGACAGCGAAGGCGGATCGGCTGCGGCCACGCTGTTCGGTTCGACTTCGGCCATCTTCGGCGAGCCACTATTCGGCGAGGCTACGCCAAGCGGCCGCATCTTCAGCGGCAACGTTGTGCTGGTCAAGCCGATGGTGCTAGTTGCCCGGCGCATTGCCGACGGGGACACGTCGATGTGGGGAGATGTCGAGTTTGGATCTCCAATCTTTGGCGATGCGCCCGGCACGGAGCGCGTGAACTGCTATCGCATTGAATGCCGCGACAACAACTACTTGCTAGAGGGAACGATCGTGTCAGGCACGTTCACCAGCCAGACCGATCGGGCAATCATCCTGAGTCTGTTCTCTGGCGTTGCCGGAGTGAGTCTTTCCGACGTCGCCAGCACTACGACGGTTGCGAGCTTTTCCGTCGTCGATCAGACATTGCGCACGGCGCTGCTGAAGCTGTCCGAACTCACCGGCGCGATCTTCTATATCGACCCGGACATGGCGTTTCATTACTTCTTGTCGGCGTCGAAGCCGGCTTCGTTCTCAATGTCGGAATCGCCAGACCTCGTCAGCAGCTTTCCGTTCGAGCGCGAGACGTTCGACTACACCACAGAGTGGAGATCGCCGGCGAATCGAGTGAAGGTTGTCGGAGCGGTATCGACCGGCGGTGTCAGCGTTACGGCGACGGTAAACAACGCGACGTCGCAGACGCTGTATGGCGTCAAGGCCGTGACCGTGGTCGATCGTCAGATCACAACCACCAGCCAAGCGACGGCGCGGGCAAACGTAGAACTGGCCAACCGCGGCCTCCCACAGCCCGGCGGCACGCTCGTCACCTACGTGGATGGACTGGCGGTTGGGCAGTACCTCACGATCGACGCCACAAACACAGTGGGCCTCAGCGGCGCGTTTACGATTCGCCGAATCAATATCCGGTGGCTGAACAAAGACACCCCGCGGTATCAGGTGGAATGGGGTGCCTACCAGCCAGACATCGCGCGAACGCTGCGTGCCATGTACGACCAGTCCCAGACACCGGCGGCCGTACTGCCGACCACTCCGGCTCCGGAGACGGTCTCTGGCGGTTCCGGCGGCTCGATTGTACCTGGCTCGATTCAGAATGTGGACCTCGGCGCAAACAGCGTCAGTAATGCAAACCTGCAGTCGGCGTCGGTGGGATCCGCTCAGATTCAAAACGCCAGCATCCAGACGGCGCACATTCAGGACGCTCAAATCACGACGGTGAAGATCGGCGATGCTCAAATCACGTCGGCGAAGATCGTCAGTCTGGACGCCGCCAAGATCACCACGGGAGATCTGATCGTAGGCGGCAGCGGAAACGTAGGCATGGTCAGCGTGCGCAACGCGGCCAATGCTCAGTTTGGATGGATTGGGAAAAGCGGATCCGATTACGGCGCGTGGTTCGATACGTTGTGGGTGGGAGGGACCGGGCCCAGTAATGCCAAGCTGCGAGCATCTGGCGGATCTTTAGATCTGGTATTCGACTCGGCAGATTCTCTTACGGTCACGACGGGATCACGATACTTGGCGATCAATGCTTCAGGGATGCTGGTAGCGCTTTCATTGGGGTCCACTACCTACTCCCTTTTGCATGAGGACTCTCTCGTGGTAACGAATGGCTCTGGCGCAGGCGGATCAATCGTGGTAACCAGTTCCTACGGACAAATGCAGGTCACCAACGGCAGTAATTTCGTCGAAGCGATCGCACAAAGCGGAAATACTGGACTAAAGGTCAACGGTACGTTGGTGGTCCAGGCGCGGCGCACCGGCTGGACGGCCGCCACGGGTACCGCGACCCGCACGGCGTTCGCTACATCCACGGCAACCACACAGGATGTCGCCGAACGGCTAAAGGCTTTGATAGACGATTTGATCGCACATGGCCTCATTGGCGCCTAACTGTACAATAGGTGACATGGAACGTCACGAGATACCGGCTGCGCAAGTCAAGCGGCTGAAAGAACTGCGCGAGCGGCAGGAGACGGCCGGCGCCGAAGTCATTCGCGCGAAAGCGATGCTTTATGATGCGCTGGAACGCGAGCAGAAACTTCTGATCGAGTTCGCCGCCGTCGGCAAAGCTGTCGCTGAATTCCTCGATATCGATCCATCCAAGCCCTACCGGCTGACCAACGATTGCACCGCCTTTGAATTGGGA